CGAAATTGCATTAAGCCATTTTAATTTATTTGGAATAACAGAAAATTTCCGAGTCCAAGACTTTCAGGACCTGTACACGATGTATTCCATGATCCCCATGTTTACATATAACAGGGTGTTCCTAGATATCGAGGTTTCTTCGGAGTGGGAGGAGTATTTTCCCCTTTCTTTTTTTGCAACATATGTAAAAGATTCAAACATGCAACCATACTATGATTTAGACTCTATGCAAGTAAATCTTGGGTATGCATCAAGGAAAAGCTTAATAACTGTCTCCACAGATCAAGATTTTTGGTCGTATGGTGGAGTGCTAGACAGCACGAACGCAGAAACACTTTACTCAGACTACAGATATCCATCAGTCAAAACATATGCAGCGCTAGGTAACGAAATCATAACGAACTATGAATCATACAGTGATCTAAAGAACAGGGCAGAGATAGAAAAGGTGTTTGACTTTAGCGAATCATCTTTTGTCGGCTACTTGACGTTTCAGCTGCTCAGCAATGGAGCAGATATACCTTTATCAAATTTTGTTAATACAAAAAAACTAGATCAGTCCCGTGTCATTGTTGCAGACGACGTAAACACTCCAGCAAACAGCCTCATAGCATTCCAGACAAAGTTTGAATTTACAGACAATGTGGTAGTTTACCCACCATCTGTTCAAAACCTTGAGGGAACAGATCTGTCGCTAGACAATATAGCAATGGTTGTTCACTTTGACATAAAGCATAGGGGTTTGCTGAGCAATCCGATATCTATTAGAGACTTTGAGATTTGCTCAAGGACAAGCAATGAAACGGTTCCTACAGAGATTGGAACAAAGTACGGTACGTCAATGTACACATATGTAAGGGATGGGGGAACACTTAAGTACAAAGAGTTTAATCCAATATCTATTTACAAAAAAAACACACCGTATCTTTATGCAACATCCAGATCGGGGATTAGAGTCAACAAAATGTCGATTGGAGAGAGACAATATGGAATAAAAATACCTATGAATCAATCTTCTGCACCGGACTTTGAGATAGCTGGAGTGCAGTTCTGGGCAAAGTATGAGTTTTCAAAGTTTGCAATCAACGGCATATCCATTATGGAAATTGACGGCAAGGACAATACCTACGAGATTTTTGTGATAAAAGACCTCTCTCCAGAAAGAGGAGTGGTCAGGGTAAGAGATAAGATCACCAAGGAAGAGGTTTCAGATGCTTTGTTTTATCAGAATGGAATTTATGTAAAGAATCCAATAATAAAGCTAAACGAGTGGAACTCAGTAGGAATAATGTTTTCCTCTTCAGTTAATCTTAACGAATATTCTGGAGGAATAAATGTTTTGGCTGGAGCAACATTTAACAATATTTCATTCTACAAACCAGCCGGTCTTGGAAAGCTTACTAGCGTTTCTACAAGACCTTGGCTAAGAGCACTCCGTAGTGAAGAAAACCCAAGTCAAGTTTTAGTTTGGAATGAATGGTACTATCTAGATCCTGTGGCAAGATCAACAAATAACTGGAAAAGTGTATACGTTCTGAGCGAATCATCATCATACATATCAACACCGATAGATATTCACAAGTCCTACATGGGGACAAATAAGTCAGTCATTGGAGACCAAAACGTCTTTAATCTGTCTAACAGGGGATTCTTGGTAATCAATGACGTTTCTTGGTCAACGATTAGTCAAAAACCAGTATAGTCTGGTACAATGGTGACCATGAGTAATACAAAAAACCCAGCCGTAGGCAAGTCTAAAGTAACGGTGCAAAATGTAGGGGACGCTCAAAGAAAGCACTTCGGATATGAATGGGGTCTTTATTTTTGGAAGCTTCCAGATGGACACCTGTTTAAAGATGGAGAGGGGAGGCTTCTCAATGTCCCTTCCGTAAAGGGCGATATAGGGCAGATGATTAAGATTAGAGAGGCCGCTTCACATTACGGTAACCCAGAGGGTAGCGCGTGGTTCTATGCCGGAGCTGGCAGGGCAACAGATGAAGAGTATGAGGAGCAATTGGATAGACTCAAGGATGGGATGATACCAAGCCTGAATGATATTGGGGCAGTCGCAGCAGCAAAAAGATCCCTAGAACTATATGGAGATGCGGACTGATGACGGAACAGCAGGTGTTGATTGACGCAAAAATTTCTAGTCAGGCTATAGAAAATGATTTTGCCGACTCAGATCCATTTACCAAAACTTGGGATGGCTTGTCTGAGTTTAATGGAATTGATAAAAACTTTAAGCGCAGACAAATAAGAATAGAAAAAGCGAACACAACAATAAATAACGTTCCTAGACAGGGAGACGGTCAAATTAGCCTTCGCTACCTCAGTGAATCAAAGGCAGTTGGACAGTCAGATACCGGGGACGCAAGCTCAAAAAAAATTAACCCAGGACAGGTATATCGCAATGGATACGGGATCTTTGATCTAATCACCCCACCATACAACCTTTACGAACTTTCATCTTTCTATGACTCATCTTTTGCAAACCACGCAGCCATAGATACCAAGGTTTCAAATACTGTCGGAACGGGGTACCACCTTGAAATGACAGATTCTACTCTGATTAGGTTAGAGTCACTTGAAGATGACAAAAAAACTCTAAATGCAAAGAGAAAAATTGAAAGGCTAAAGGTTGAGGTCTCTTCATGGATAGAATCATGCAACGATGATGATAGCCTAACAAAAAGCGTAGAAAGAGTGGTCGCCGATATGCAGGCTACAGGAAATGGATACCTAGAAATTGGAAGAACGGTTGCGGGAGACATTGGCTATATTGGCCACATCCCCGCAACAACTATGAGAGTGCGTAGACTCAGAGATGGATACATACAGATCATTGCGGGCACGATCACATACTTTAGAAATTTTGGAGCAAAAAACTCTAACCCAGTTACTACCGACCCAAGACCCAACGAGATTATTCACTTCAAGGAATATTCCCCTCTTAATACTTTTTATGGGGTTCCAGACATTGTTGCAGCCATGACATCTCTTCGCGGAGATCAAATGGCTCAGCAATATAACATTGATTACTTTGAGAACAAGGCAGTGCCAAGATACATCATAACAGTAAAAGGGGCAAAGCTAAGTGCAGAAGCAGAAGACAAGCTCTTTAGATTCTTTCAGACAGGGCTAAAGGGGCAGAACCACAGAACCCTATACATCCCTCTTCCAGGAGATTCAGAGGGGAGCAAGATCGAGTTTGAGATGCACCCAGTAGAGAACGGAGTGCAGGAGGCGTCTTTCGACAAATACAGACAAAGAAATAGAGACGACATTCTTATGTCCCATCAGGTTCCAATATCAAAACTGGGAGGTTCTGACATATCTACCTCCGGATCAATGTCACAAGATAGAACTTTTCGTGATCAAGTGGCACAACCACTACAAGAGTACATAGCTAAGGCAATAAATAAAATAATAAGAGAAAAAACTGACATCATTGAAATCATATTCAACAAGGTTAGTTTAACAGACGAGATAGCGGAATCTCAGATTCTTGAAAGATATGTAAAAAATCAGATCATTGTCCCGAACGAAGCAAGAGAAAAGATAGGTATGCCTCAAAGAGATGGCGGAGATGAACCAATAGAGATTTCTTCAAGGTCGGCGGCAGACACAAGAGCCAATACCGCACAAAACAGACAAAGAGACACGGAAAGATCCAACAATCAGTCCGATGGGGCTGGGGCTGTAAGTGGTAGGAACCCCAAGGGTGAGGGACCAAAAACATCCTAAGAGCACTGTTACGAAAAAGTAATGTATAATAGAGATGATATGGAACTAACCAGAGCGAGTTGGTCTACAAAAGACACGCGCATCAATCTTTCTATGCCAATAAACAAGATTGACAAAGAGCGTCGAATGGTACACGGATTTGCTACGCTTGATAACCTTGATAAGCAGGGTGACGTGGTTCCATCAGAAGCATCTGTCAAAGCGTTCGAAACATTTCGAGGAAATCTTAGAGAAATGCATCAGCCAATTGCTGTCGGCAAAGTCGTCTCATTTAAAGAAGACAAGTACTTTGATGCAGAAACAAAAAAGTTTTACAATGGGGTCTACGTCTCTGCCTATGTAAGCAAAGGGGCACAAGATACATGGGAGAAAGTTCTTGACGGAACACTGACGGGATTCTCAATTGGTGGAGAAATACATAGCGCAGAAGATGTCTATGATGAGTCAATGGGGAAGGCTTATCAGGTTATCCAGGAGTACTCGTTGAGCGAGCTTTCCTTGGTAGACAACCCCGCAAATCAATTTGCAAACGTTATCAGCGTTGAAAAAGGATCCGGTGGCGGTGGGATGGGGTACTTAGCTAAAACAGAAATTGAAAATGTTTTTTGGTGTAAAAAAGATGATATTATTCGCATGTCAAAAGACTCCTCTTCCTCCTGCCCTCAGTGTGACACCGTCATGAACAACATTGGATTTGTAGAAAGTAATGATACAGATAAGGCATCTGTCGTTAAGTCAATGGTAGAAGAGTCAAAAGTTTTAGAGGCAAAGGGTGGATTGTCCGAAGGATCCTATGTAAGGTTCGACAATGAGTACGGTCGTGTAGTCGAGTTTATCTTCAAGGGTGGCGTGCGTATATCTTCTGAAGAGGTTGTTCTTGTTGCAAAATTAGACGACCCTGTTGTGATTGTAAAACAATATTCACAAAATGAAGGTATAATAGTACCAACAAATCGTCGTGTTATTAAAAATGTCTCTTCTTTGGAGAAAGTTAATGCGATTAATAAATCAGATGTAAAGGAGGTAAGCAAGATGGATTCAGAAATTATCATCGTAGATGAAATTGAAAAAAGCATGTCAGGTGAAGTAATTGAAGAAGCAGAAAAGGCTCTTCCCTTTATGGAAGAAGATTCGGATGCTTCAGCAAAAAAGTCAGACATGGGTGATGAAGAAGACGTTGAAAAGTCTGTTGAAGTTGAGGTCAAGAAAGAGGGCCATAACGAAGACGACGAAGAAGAAATGAAAGATAAAAAAGAAAAGTCAGTAGAGCCAGAAATGAAAAAAGCAGAAGAAGCAGAGGAAGTTTCTAAAGCAGTTGGACAAATCAACGAAGCTCTTTTGTCTGCTCTCTCCACCCTTGCTGACACAGTAAAAGCCCTTGACACTAAGATTGATGGTATCAACAAGGCTGTTGCTGGAATAAGCACAGAGGTAGAAGAAGTAAAAGATAAGTTTGGAAAGCGTGTAGATGCAGTGGAAAAAGACACCGCTTTCCGTAAGTCTGCTGATCTTGGCGAGATCTTGCAGGAACAACCAGTAATTGTAGAGAAATCTACATGGGGCGGACGTTTCCTCAACAATGTCGACCTATTTAAATAACAAAAAAAACACACAGGAGGTGAAAGTTAAAATGGCAGAAGAAATTGTAAAAAACCAACCATCCGATTCAGGAGAGTATGGACACCCAAACCCAGGTTTATACCAGGGCCAAGGAGCTATAGCTAACCTAGGTGTCGGAGGAACAGATGCAGTCGCAGGTGGAGATCCATGGGGAACCCCAGGGAACATCCCCAACGCACTGATGGGATCCACAGAGGGGCCAAACGCGGTAAATCCGAGTGGAACCCCAGGAGGCATCCTAAATCCCGAACAAGCCCGTAGATTTATTGACTATGTTTGGGATGCAACAGTTCTCGCCCAAGATGGTCGTAGAGTCACAATGCGTGCAAATACGATTGAACTTGAAAAGGTCAATGTCGGAGAGCGCGTCATTCGCGCGGCTTCGCAAGCTCTTGGTGAGTATGTGAATGCTGGAGCAACTTTCTCAAAGGTTGAACTTACCACAAAAAAGATTCGTCTTGACTGGGAAGTTGCAACTGAGGCACTTGAAGATAACATCGAGGGTGCAGCACTCGAAGATCATCTGGTTCGTCTTATGACGAATGCATTTGGTAACGATCTTGAGGATCTTGCTATTAACGGAAATGGTGGATCGGACCCATTCTTGGGTATCATGAACGGATTCGTTAATCAGGTAAAGACAAGTGGCGACTCGCATGAAGCAGTTGTCGACGTAGAAAGTGGATGGACACCAGAGGTAATGCAGGAGCTCATTTATGCACTACCACGCAAGTACCGTGCTATCAAGACTGGACTCAAGTTCTACGCAGGTACAGATGTTTTTGCAAACATCGTTAAGAATAACGGAACACTTGCCGACGCAATTGCGGCAGCATTTGATCCTAGAGTTGCGGGTACACCAGGCCGTCGTGAGGACTACCTTTCGGGTAACGCTCAGACATTTGGTGGAGCACGTTCGACTCGCGTTCTTGGTGTTGACGTTCAGGAAGTTCCCTACTTCCCTTCGGACTATGTAGATCTTACATTCCCGCAGAACCGTTTATGGGGATTCCAGAGAGACATCACAGTTAACCGTGAGTACAAGGCCAAGAAAGATACAATCGAATACACAGTATTCGTTCGTTTTGGTCTTACTTGGGAAGAGCTGGATGCAGTAGCATTTGCTGACACATCTGGCGGAAGTTCCTGATAAAGGAAGTTCGCAACACGTTGAAGGGGAGGAAGCCTAAAAACTTTCTCTCCTTTGGCACATTCTGATATAATTAAGGAAAGAAAGAAAGGTATCTTGTTATGGAAGATTTAAATAAAGATGTGGCAAAAGACGTTACGTCAACAGCAGTTAATGTTGTTGCAAAAAATACTGCCGCAAAGAAAACTAGAGCAACAGAAAAAGCTGCTGAAGACGCACCAGTTTCTGTAGAAAACGTAGCAATCGAAGAAGCGTTAGAGTCACTCGAAAGTGAAAAAAGAGTGATTGGTGGACCAAAACAAAAAAAGACTACTCGTAAATCAAACATTCATTCCAAAGAAAGTGGAGTCGTTGGGTCACACGCAGCGGACAGAGTATTGCTGAACAAGCCAAAGCAAGAAAAGCAAGAGAAAGATGACTCAAAAAAGTCTGCGCTTTGGTCGGAAAGAAATGTGAGATGGTCTGGAGTGGGATCCCTATCAAAGGGATACAACATAGTTACAGAGGAGGCTGCTGTTAAATGGCTGGACAGACAGGGAGTGCGCGAAGCATCTCCAGAAGAGTTGTCGAGTTATTACGGCAAATAACATATGGAAATAAGCAGGACTCCACCATTCCCACTAACCTTTACTCATCCTAATTTTTCTCCACTCACAGCACATGTTGTTACTATCCTAGACGACCACTCAAACGACTTGGTTGCAATACTAACAACAAGTGATGATGCTGGAGAGATATCGGTAGAGCTTCCAAACTACTTTTCAAGATATGACGATGAGTACAGATGCGAGATCTATTTGAGTAGCGGAACAGAAATTAGCACAGGAATGCCAATTTTGGGAGATCTTGTTTGGGTTGATACGCTTACGATTATGCGTCCGTATGTCAGCCTAGCAGACATTATCGAAAGTCCAGGGGGCATAGAGGAAGCAATTATGTATGAGGCTATTGCTCGCGCCATGATAAACTCCATCACTGGTGGATTCATGTACAAAAGAGAGGTAGTAGAAACTTCAGGACTTGGGAGTGACTACCTGCCAATTCCCTTTAGATTAAACAGGGTAGTCCGAGTGTACGAAAATGACGTTCTTGTTTATAATGCAGAGCCAGAAGATCCAGAAACATGGAGAGATAGAAGAGAATACTATGTCACCCCAGACAAAGGTGCTATAAGCGTTAAAATAGAAAACTCAACAGGATATAACAGGTTGCAGTCTAAAGCACCGTACAGAGGAAGGGGGGCGTCCGACTCCTTCAACCGATACAATACAAACGATTCTCCGAACTACTCAGAAGCAGTAGCGTATGACACAAAAATATTTACCGATGGTGCTGGAGGCTCTCCTATGTTTCCCTCAAATTGGGACTACACAGTTGTAGTTGATGCGGGATGGCCGGTAATACCTCAAGACATAAAACAGGCTATCA